ACTTTCATTTCTAAGACTAATGAGAATGACGGTTATGGTGCCATCATTAAATCAAAGAATGGCGACATTCAAACACTCAAGGCAATGCATCAAGGTGTATTTTATTTTGATCTTATGGCAATGATTAATGAGGCAATGCCGCAAGGTATTTCTAGCTTAGTGGTGCACCATAGGACTAGCACTAATGGCAAGGGTATAGACTACGCTCATCCCTTTCAGCTTGACGGATACTTTCTAACGCATAACGGAGTAGTGGACGTGCCAAATACAGAGGCATACAATACACGCACGACTAATGATAGTGAAGCGTTATTGCACCATTTACTTGCGACTAATTACGCGACCAATCAAGTATCAGGTTATTACTCTGTATTCCTTATTTCTGCCGATAGAACACAAATTATTGTAGACGACATTGCTCCCATCTATTCCGATGGTCGTGTATTTTGTTCTCATAACCTAGGCGATAATTTCAAGCGCATGACTAAAACCCATGTTATTATTGACGCTAGTGGTAACGTAACGTGTTCACCTATCGAGACAATGCAATCAAACTATGGTATGGATAAGGCACACTTGTCATTAGGTAATACTAAAATGCGCTTTAAAGAGTATGATAGTTTTGATGACTGGAATGCAAAACAATATATTGACGACACTTTAGATAATGAATATGACTACCGTGCTACCAGTAACGTCGATGACTTTTTATTTATGCTAACGGATAATGACTATGAGTATATAGCGGGGCAAAAAAATCGTAATGATAGAATACTAGCCATTAAAGATACCGCGCAATGGTTGTATATTAAACTAACAAAGCGTGATATTAAGGAAATACTAGGCTATTTTAATAAGGCCATGAGCGCTTAAAATAAAAAGAGAGGGGGATAATATATGTTAGAATATAAATGGCAGGTGTATATCAATGCACTTGCCGAAACAAAACAAAGAGTAATGAATGGTGAGAAGGTGGATATTGTTTATCTTGTCATGCTATACGAGAATATTGTCAAGTTACAAAGTGAAATGATGAACACTAATAATGTCATTCAATTGAATGAAACAATACAAAGAAAGGTCGCATAATATGTTACAGTATCCAAAGGTGTATAAACAAATGAAACTACTTAGATCATTCTGGTATAAAAGTAAGTCAAATGATAAGGATTTTATGATAGAAGAATTAACAAAGCGCATTGAAGAAATTGAAATGACAATGCAAGATGATCTTGAAGCACTTGATAGTTTAGACTTAGAATAACAATAAAATAAACGAGGGGATAGAATATGAAAGTGGTAGAATTATTAATAGCAGGTGTAATGTTAGCGTTAACGTGCGCAGCGTTTAGTAGTGTGGTGGAAAGTATTACGCTATTAAATAAATAAACCAAGGGGTGTATATTATGAATGAATATATATTTGAATATAGAAAAAGTAATCATTTACCCTTTGCGCCATTTAAAAAAATAAGGGCAAATAGCACTAGTGAAGCATTTTTAAAAATGAATAATTTAATAGATGTTTTTGTTTTAAAAAATGAGATATACTGCATTGAAAAAATGGTTTTGGACGCGGAAGTTTTATTTGTTAATTTACATAATAAAAGACATAATCATTATGGAACAATTTTTATTAAAAAGAATGAGGTTTAATTTATGGTAACAATATTAGTAATAGTGCTATTTTTTCCTTTAATCCTTACCATACTAGCCGGACTTGTGGGGTTAGTGTTTGGTATTGGCTTGTCAATACTATCAATGTTTTGTAAATAATATCTTGACTTAAGTGTCAATGTAAGATATGGTAATAAGAGAGGGATAGTATAATATGGGCTTATTTAATATGAACAAAGAGAGTATTGAGAAGGTACTCAACTATATTTTCGACACTGAACAAGAGGACTTTGCAGAATATCCAAGTGACAATCATGTATTCTATCATGCCCTAGTTTGTTCTTATGGTAAAGCAGAGGCCGATAAAATATTGAATGAAACAAAGAAAGAGAATGAACAATGAAACGATTAACGCTACCATTAACAGAGTATAATAGAGATATTAATGAAGCAAAAAATGACGGTGTAAAACTCGCAGTGCTTGTATTATCTAACGCATTAAAGCTGCCCGATGACGGCAGCAGGTTTACATATCTAGTCGATGAGCTTGACAATCAAGGCGCAAAACTAGCAAGGCTACTAGGATTTAAAGAAGAACGTACTATTGATATGGATGAAGTACCGTTTTAAATGAAAGGAATATATGCCAAATAATAACCCAAATAATAACGAAGATGTGACTAGACTTTACGTTGATAGTCTTGTTAATAATATTAATGTTGTGTATAGTAGATCAGCCTACTATATGACACCAGATGGGGCGTTGACATTAACCGTTGATACAGGAAATACCCCAGAAGTAACAGTGAGTAAAAGTATGACAAAAGAACAAGCATTTAAGTTATTGAATATTGAAGAAAAAAAACAATCTTATAAGGAGCACTGTTTAAAACATGACAGGATACCTTTTGTGTTTGCTAATAACATGGATGACATGCACGAGTTAGATCATGTCTTTTATTTCTTATATACAGGAGGTTATATCTCAGAAGAAACTATAAAACAAATGGGATGGACTTTATTAACAGCGCGTCAATGGCGACGACTTAAACCTGCAATCAATATGAATAAAGTAAAAGGATAACATGAACTTACAAGACTTAGTAAACAAGACAGTGACAGGATATGAAATAAACAGTAGCAAAGATATGCTAACATTAAAAACTACAGAGGGAGACTTCGCATTAGACGCAACAGGAGACTGTTGTAGCACATCATGGTTCGAGACAGTAGATATGCCCAGTCTACCATTTAAGATCGTGGGCGTGGCAGAGGTGCCAATGGGAGAGGTTGTGGAGAGAACAGAGTATAACATGATTGAAAAATATAGCCTTAAACTAATCACAGACAAGGGCCATGTCGATCTTGAATACCGTAATGAATCTAATGGTTACTATGGTGGATATGTAGAATTAAGAAAGGTGTAAGAATGAAATACTTAAAGGTACGTTATGATAGTGACTATGGTTTTGACGTTACGGCACGAGGCGTGTTACTCGGCAATGGTTATGTGGATGAGGTAAGACTATACTTTCACGACGATGAGTGGCCCAACAAAGACATCATTGAGCAAATTAAAGACGAAGCAGCAGAACGGTTACTTGAAGAAAATAGCACACCTGAAGTGAGGTTCTAATGGTATTTGCAATACTAATACTAATGTTCGCGCTACTAGCTAGTGCAAGTAGTGACTAAGATAGGATATAATTAAATGAATTTAGTTGATAGAGTTAGATATGTAATACTCATACACCATATTAACTTCACAAACTTACTTGCTAAAATTGTATTATAATACACTTGACAGATAATGGGATAGTGTGGGATAATATATATGCTGTCCATAGTTTTATGGCAGCTAGACAAATTGTGCCGCTATTAGTTTCAAAGATACAAGGGCGCCACAGTGTTTATCATGAGCAAGCGCAAGGTGACCGCAAAGCTCTAGGTGAATTGATTGCTATACATATTGGAGTTAGCATAGCCTAGAGACACGGTGGGAAGAACTGACAAATGTTCGGCGTATAAGGATATACGTTCTCCCTGATATGATTTGTAATTTTTTACAGCATATCTAGCATGATGAAAAATGTTGAAATTAAATCCACCGTAATGGGTGATCTACGTCTTTTTTCTGACAAATTTGAATCATTTTGTATTATCTATCTTGTGTTGACAACAAACAATATATCTGATACAATAGGAGAAGATATGAAATTGACAACATTATTAATCATTCTAACAATATTGACGATGCTAACACCTACCGCTTCGGCTCTCGGTGTTGTCGCATCTTGCAAAGAGATGGCGGATGGTGATGACACAACATTCCGAGAATGTCTTAGACAATCTTTAAACGACATTATAGATGATAGGTCTGACATAGATAGACATGATATTGATGTTGACATTATTGAGGATAGCGACTTATGAAACAACAGAATAGAACACCTGAACAACATGAGAAGTTTGTAAAAGATACAGAAGACCTAATCAATTGGTTGGTTGCGACAGTGGAGCTAGGACTTGCGTCTGGTATTACAAGTCACTTCAGTAGTCCTGTAGACATGCTTCTTAACATCATACAAGAGATGGCTGTGACGCAAGGACTAACAGGTGACGCTGCCAATTTTAAACGTGAGTTAGACGATCTTGATAAGTCTAAGCTTCACTGAGAGACAAATGGATATTGTATACATTGTAATAAATAGTGTAGCGTATAGTGACAGCGAAAACTTAGCTGTATTCTCTGATCTTGATAAAGCTCGTAATTATTTAAAAGCTAAGGTCGAGGAGTTTAATGCTACGCCACATGATAAGTACGAACAAATTAATGATTTGACATACGATAGCGAATATGGCACACTGTGGGTAGAGACAATGGGAGTACAGAAATGAATACAGGTAAATTGCTTTGGTTCAACGACAGAAAAGGCTACGGATTTATCATTGACGATGATAGTAATGACGAGGTGTTTGTTCATTATTCCCAAATAATGGGTGATGGATTTAAAGTGCTTGCAGAAGACCAAAAAGTAGTGTATGATAAATATGAATCAGACAAAGGATTTGTCGCAAAGAATGTAAGGAAAAAATAAAATGGCTATTAAAAGAAATCGTTACTTTATTACAACTAATAATGATGATGTTACAGACTATGACGGATGTACCATTGAAAGTATTCTTCCTCATACTAGGAAGGCAGCAAGAGATTCAGTTAATGAATATCTAGAAGTCATTAATAATGGTCACGCCGACGATATTAAAAGTATTAAAGTATACCAAGTGACATTTACTTTGGTAGATGAGATTAAGATTAAATAAGGAGACCCACTTATGCCATCACAAATTTTTGAAGGTAATGTAAAAGCAAAAGGCAACGTATACTATGTCACTGCTACAGTTGACTATTTTGTAGACAATAACTATGGTGCTGATGCTGATGGTAGACGTGGTATGCCTATGTTATTTGTAGAGGATGTACTACACATCACAGCTCTTGATGGTGAGGATAATGTTGTGACAGACGAGGACGTTCTCATTGCTATCTCTGATGCCATTGCCGATGAGTTTAATCCTGATGGTACAGGTGATGCGCCGTATGACGGTGAACCCGATGATGAACCTTATTGGTATTATGATCATGGTTTAAAGGATAGGGAGTAGAGGATATGAGTAAGTTCACTAATGAAGAATTAATACAATTAGCTTTAAAGTATAATTCATTTACTAAATTACTTAAAAATAGAAAACTTTATTATAAATTACATAATAGAGGAATTTTAAAGGAGGCAACTAAACATATGACTAGAAAAAAATCGAGAAATTTATATTCAAAACCTGTTGTTGACCTTGCTAAATTAATTGCTCCTATGTATAATTATACCAGCTTTACTAAATTTGTTTTGTATTGTCAAAGTAATTACATAGTTCTTCGTAGACACGGGCTTGATGCAAAATGGATTTTTGAAAATAAAGAAGATAAAAATTTTATAAAGAATTTAATTAGGAAATTTGGCGAAGAACAACTGTTTGAATTTATTGGAGAATAAAAAATGATTACAAAAAAACCTAAAGAAGTTTGGATTATTGACAATTGGAATTATGGTGCTGAAGTATATGATTATGATTTTCTTCCAAAGCATAGTCAGGGCGCTGTACTTTATAGAGAAGTGCTGCCCGATGAACAGACTGAGATCGAGCGTTTAAAAGTCGAGCTAAAAAAGCTAGGTGAAGATAAGAACAGTAATGATCAAGACTATCTAGAGCTTTCTAGTAAAAACAATAAACTTATAAAAGAAATTGAACAATTAAAAGCGGAAAATAAAAAGTGGAAAATTGATTATTTTAGTGCATCAGAAAGCGCAGCTAAAACTATTAAACTTCATAGAGATAATATAATTGAACGGGATAACCAAATCAAGACACTTAAAAACGAACGCGACGAGTACAGAGATGCTTTGGAAGAGCTAGTTGACTTAATGCAGGACACAATAGACGGAGAATATGAGCCAGACTCTTTTACGCTACAAGTGGCACGTAAAGTGCTGGAGAAGTGGAGCAAGAAATGACAATTAAATTAATTAAGTTTAAAGACAATACGTATAGCTGGCAGACGCAGTGGAACACTTATACCCCTAGTGCAAAGAATGAGTGTATTGCGTTTGGTAAGTGGATGTTTGGTATTGATAAGGACGTCACCGTAACTACAATGAACACACTTAAATACCGAGAGCATGATGTGGCTATATACAATAGCAAGTTAAAATTCTTTATTGAAACAAGAAAGGTTAGTTGACATAATGAGAAAGATATTCTATTACTACGATAAATATAAAGTGGAAGTGAATATCAAACCTACAAATACTTTGTATAAAGTAAAGGTGGGTAAGGAATATATTGTATTTGAAATAGCAGGAGATGATACTAATGAGACTCGTGTTAAGATTAACAAGGAAATTAAAAAGGTATTATGTCTTCATTAAAACGCGTATTAGCTTGCGTTGCTGTAGGTGTAGTGATAGGTCTTAGTATATTGGTAATTGAATATAATAAAGAATGTAGGGACTTACGACTACGGCTACATTACATAGTACAAAACGCAATAGCAAATGAACTAGCTATATGTAACGAGTATAACCCAAATGCTGATTGTATTCAAAGACTTATGAAAGATCTTGAATCTTTGAATGAGTTTAAAAAAGAACAGCTTGACAATGTTCATTGTTTGTGAGATAATAAATACATGATGCATGAAGTAGTGATCAACGGCGTGACGTATGTGCCGAAAGAAGTGAAAGAGCCTGAGATTAAGAAGCCTAGGGAGTTTTGGATTGGGCCAGAATATAGCGACATCAAAGGATGTCATAAGGAGGCCACAAGATGGGAGCAGACAGGATATATCCACGTCCGCGAAGTCCTCCCCGAAGACCCCGACGTAGAGACGCGAACTTTTTTTGCGAACATCTATGAAAATAATATTAGTTGGCTTCCCTCATTATTTTCTCACGAGGCGGATGCTCTAATTAATGGTGTTAATGCAATCGCCGTAGCAGTGCCCGTTGAAATTAAGTTTAAACGGAGAAAATAAAGATGAATGAAAAAATAACTTACAGACCCGGATTAAGCCGAATCAGTCAGCACAAAAGCGTTTCGCATCTTTACGAGGTCCCTAAGAATAACATAATGGATTTTGGTCTTCCTATGTGTTCTCGCGGATGGAATGCCAACAACGGTGAGTCTTACTCAATATTTAGAGGAAACGTGAGCAAAAAAGGAATATGTAAGATTTGTAAGAAAAGAGCGGAGAAAAATTTACCTGGAATAAGTGCGAAATGAATTACAACAAATCTAAACAGATCAGTAAAAAGGTGCGGAAGCCAAGTTTTTTAAAACATGGGCAACTGTACGCGGGATTTGAAAAGACGGAATATGCGATTAATTACGTTGTTTATGTGGCTGGGCGAGATCGTCTAGATATATCCAGCATTGAATTGAACGCAGAAGAAGTCCACCGCCTTGCTGCTTGGATGTCTAAAGCGAGCGCGTATCTCCGAAGTAGAGAGGATAAGAAATGAATCGACAAGATTTATACGGTAAATTGCAATTTTTAAAAGACGAGCAAAAAAGAACCGGAGAAGTTATAAGCTCAAAAATTCTTCACTGCCAAGGTTACCTTGAAGGAATAAAACCGGAAGTAATGAAAACGCTACCCGATGATGTTCAGGAAAGAATAAACAACACGATTGATTCTCTTTATTTCATGGAAGGATATTTCATAAGATGACCCCCACAGATAAGGAATTGGAAGCGGCGGCTGAAGCATTCCGTTTAGAGCATTTAAACTGTCCTGATCAAACAGCACTTTTACAGTTAATTCAAACACCTGAAGGCATGAGCTTAGTGGTTTGCGCCAACCATAGAAAGTTGGGCTTCAAAGCAGGTGCCCACTTCGAGCGAGAGCGGATTTTGACGTTGCTGAGGAGTGATGAGGCGTCTGATTTAGCTATTGGTGACTTCTTAGACAATCCAGATACAAACAAACTTTTTGCGGATTACATTGAGAAAAAACTGAATGAGCAAGGGAAAGATAATGCAGGACTATAGAAACTCACGATTGGACGAAAGATATCGAAACGACTCTGCTTTTCATAACTTGGTGAAAATGTTTGAGAATGCAATTGCTTCACATGGATTTACTCCAAGCGAATTAAGAGAGGCTTTGTTTTTAGCTCACTATCGCTATGAGATGGAAAACCCAGAGGCAATTAAAAGTCTAATTATGATCAGAATGGCTGAAGTTTACAAATGACCCGAACCGTGGACGTTGATAAACTAAGAAAAGATTGTGAGGCCGAGCTTGAGTTTTGGGCGGCTGGTAGACCTGTTTTGTATATCAACGGTCGGGCAATTAAATCGGCTGGTGCAAAAGAAATTTTAAGCTTGCTGGATGAGTTGAAAGAAAAAACTCAGGCGCTTGAATGGTATTCGAACCAACACAATTGGGATTTAGACAACGATGACAACGGGACAGTAATTTTAAGCGATGACTGGCAAAGATGTACCGAAATGCAAGGCACGGATGAAATACATTTCTTTCTGGGCGGCAAACTCGCGAGAGAGGTCTTAAAGAAATATGAATAAAACCGAACTTGAAAAAATAAAATGCACCGAAGAAATGCTTCAAGGCCTGATTAAAGTATGTGAGCAAGGTGCAAGCGTCACTTTAACAGAGGACGTTAGCCGATACGTTGTTAAAACATACTCAGAACTCCTCGCCTTCGCAGAAAAAGCGCGGGATGTGATTGAGTTTTATTCAAAAGAGCCAGAATGGCGTGAACGTAAAGTTAAAGAGTACATGTGGAATGATGAAGAAACGGGAGAACCATATTACATGGAAAGAACCAGAAGGACTAGGCTGGCTTGCCACGGGATTGTTCGCGCCCGCGAATTTAAAAACAGCGCTGAATGGAAAAGAGTGTTTGGGGGAGAGAAGGAATGAAAGAGCCCGCATACACTTCCGAATTAAACGATGATGAATTGAGATTTTTATTGGATCAACTTTTAGTGCACCTTAATTTAAAAATTTATTGGTTTGTAAAAGGTGAAAATAAGCACCTGGTTTTAAAAACACCCGAGCCAAGTAGCGCGGTGAGTGGGGAGGATTTGTGAAATGAAATTTTCGCTAGATGTATTGAAAGGTGTTTTCGTTATCATTTTTTCCCCAATTGTTGTGGTTTTTTTTACCATTTTAGCATTGCTTTTTGTTATAGCCGAATTAGGCGGATGGGATGTAGACAAATGAAATCAATAAAAGAACAGATCGAAGAGGCGGCTGAAAAGTTTGCCAATATTGAATCAATACCTCACACAAAACGAGAATACCCTGCTTGGATGTATTCAATTGCCGACTTTAAACATGGCGCAGAGTACGGTTTTAAATTGGCAATATCCATGTTTAGAGACCAAAAGAATTTCATTGTCGTCGATGACGACGACCCCGTACTAGATGCCGCAATTGACTGGCTCGAAAAACAACTCAAAGGTGGTGAAAAATGATTTATCGATTTAAGCATGAGCACTTTAATGACGGTTGGAACGATTGGGATGACGATAAATTTGGAAAGCCATGGGACGAGGAGGATGCGGCTAAGAAAATCGCCGAGTATCTTTATAACGACGAACCAAATGACTTGAATACAATGGAGGAAGTCGTTTGGATTAAATCTATTCGTGGGGTGAAGAAATTTATTGTTGGTGGGTATTACTCTGAGACATTCACAGCATCGGAGCAAAAATGAGTGAAACTGATTTAATAATTAAACTTTTAAGAATGGAAGTCGAGGCGCTTAGGTCCGTGCTGTCGGAATACGATCAGGACCATAATCATTTCAATCAGTATCTTAAAGCAAATGCTATAGCGGAGCTTCTTAATTATATGAAAGGCGGCGAGAAATGACCTTAGAACAAAAAACAAATTATTTAATTACTAATAGAGTTAGGGTTCCAATTTTAAAACCAATGACATCAATAGTTTTATCAAATGACTCGCCGACACCTGAGCCAGTGAAGCACTTTGATATTTCTGAATACGCACAAGAAGTTTTTCATTATGTCACCGCGCTACAAAAACAAAACACAGACTTACTTAACACGCTAAAAGACCTAGCAAAAAACGACTTTAATATTCACTATTTTAGGGAAAGCAAACGAGAATTAGTTAAAAAGTATTTTCCAGAATTACTAGCGTCACTACCTTATTATGCCGGAGGCGGTTCAAATGAGTGAGCGCAAGGCAAGAGAGTTTTGGTTCGAAGAAAGAATAAATTCTGATTCATTGGATTGGTTTGTTCATAACATTAACCAGCGCGGTATAGTACCAAACGAGTCAATGATCCGTGTGCGTGAGGTGTTGCCGAATGAATTAAGCGAGATCGAGCGGCTTAAAGTCGAAAACGAAAAGTTGAGAAGGCAACGAAATGATTTTGATCGTGGTGGAATGCAAAAAATCATAGAAATTGATCGTCTTAAAGCAGCATTAAGTGTGGCAAAGTCAGCAATTAAATCTTGTGTCGGATTTGAGCCATTTAATTCTTTAGAGCCAAGAATACTAAGTGAGGCGCTGCAAAATATAGAGCGCATTGAGAAAGATGAGTGAGTATGTTTAATTGTTATTTACACAGTTGGAGTCACATTGAAAGACCTTGCCCACTTTGTTTTGGTTTTACTACTGCAACAAGTTACGCCATAACTTTACCTCCAATAAGAAGCACCACACACAAGTGCTTACAACCAGAAGAATTTGACCGCCTAAAACAAGAGCGCGACGAGTACCGTGAGGCTCTTGAACAAATTGAAAAGCATAGACACACTGTTGAATCTCAAAGCACTGGTATGCGACAATATTTTGATACAGAATCATCGCTACTAGCACGTGAAGTAATGGAGAAGTGGAAGAAATGAATTTACAAAAACATCTAGAGTCTGCAATTGCGACGTATATTAAAAATCGAAATGATGCATTTAGAACCACACCAACAAGTGCTGAATTAAGTTTATTTGAATATGCGTTTACCCAAGGATTCACTTTAGCAATTAATGAACAAAAACAAATAATTACCGACTTTCAAAATCGTTATAATGCCGCGTTAGATCAGATTAATAACACTCTTGACAATAAATAATAATTGTAGTATAATAAACACTAGAGATATGCGGTGTGGAAAGCTGGCTTAAAACTGATACAGGGAAACCAGCAACGCTGTGGATAGGCGCTAGTATTGTTATTAGCACAGCCGCCACTGGAGACACGCACGATAGGGCATCGAAAGATGGTCTTTGAATTTATGAGAATGGCGTTGGGTTCGTCACCTGCTAACTACCTTAAATTCATAGTGTGGAAGAGACGACCACTAGTAGGAGTCGCGCCCTGCCATATCTCAAAATTTAAAAGGATGTATGATCACTAGAATACGTTATGTTCAGAAAAATAAAGAAGAGATTATATCCAAAGTGTATATAATGGTAAACAATAGATTTTGTAGTGTTGTTATTAACCCATCAAGATGTACCTACAAGGTTGTATCGCTGGATAATGAGGTATTATTAGAGGGCACATCAACTTCCTTGCCTAACACAAAGATGACGGTTAAGCGAAAACTTCGCAAGATGGGTGTGCAGTTTACAGACGAGATACGTCAACGTGGCAACACAACAATATTAGGATTAGAAAATAATGAAGATTGATTGCACTAAGTATTATGAAACACTTAATAAGTCAAAACATTATTTAGAAAAGGATAATGCGAATAACATTGAGCAAACAATATCAGAACTAGGATGTTATAGTGGAGTACCGTTGTTAGCAATAATAGTATTCTATATGAATACATATGGTGAAACCCCATCGCTTAATAAATTTAAAGACAGAATGATTAAATTTTATGGATACACAGAGGTGATAGAATGAACTTATCAGAATATAAAACACACGTTAGTAGGTACATTGATGTTAATGGCGGAGTAAAACCCCGAATACATTGGAGAGATAGCGGCAATGGACTCATCTACACAGGTGAGACATTAGCAGTGGCTAAAGTATTCTTTAATAGCGACGAGAAGAATTACTTAAATTACGCCGAATATATTAGGAATAACTATGTAGAAAAAGGAAACGTCGCAAGGACACCAAACAATACATATGGGCAGCAGCAATGGGATGACTACCTTGGTATTGCCGCCGGGTGTATAGCTATTGGAGAAACTAAAGTACCACGAGAGATATTATGGTATGCACTGACACATCTATTTGTATTTAATACAGACAGGAAACTTGAGGGCCGGGACTTTTTAGGTCGCTTTCCTCATGTTTGGGTACTAATGACAGCAGCCGCATTCCCAAAGATTCGACCATTAATGAAACCTTTGTTTCGTTTATTATCTAAATGGGCAGTGAGGGCAGACGAGATTGACGGAGCTGGCCCCACCAACCTAAAGTTTGTATGGTATCTAAGTATGCATATGTTAGATATGAAAGATTTATTTAAGAATTTTGTACAAGTGTCTAAAATTAAAGAACATTCGCCAATGTATTTTGACGCAGAACATCCAATACCACTAGCCGTAAAAGAAAAGATTGACGAAGTAGCGTCGTTGTGATAGAATATTTCTATGATGAATTTTATTTATTGGCTTGAAGATAACAGAGAACAACTACAAAATATTTATGACGAGCTGTTAAAAGAACGGACTTCTGTTTTAAAACAACAAGGCCCACTCTTCTTAGAAGAGATCAATGATCAATTTGAAGAAGAAGTTTATCGTAAAAGTGCAGAGCTATTTACAAATACGTCGCAATTCCCCGCGAATGATTTCTATGACAAAATAGATAAAGATGAATTAATTACCTTATTATCACAAAATAATAATTGACTTATATAAAGTATATTGATATAATATGTTTGGAGAAATATGATTAAAAAAAGTTTAGTATTAATGGTTAGTGAATCCTATGACGAAAACGAAGTGGCAGTAAGTGTTCGTACCACCACTGATGGTAGTGGTAATGTGGTGCTCGAAAGTGTATCAACTAAATACTCAGCGAATCCTAGTGAACTACAGGAAGCGTTGGTATTAGCCTCAATGTTTATGGAGCAAAACAATTACGCGAGCAATAAATCAAAACCGGATAGCCCTGATAATCATCCTGATAATCATGACGATTTAACTCCTATGGAAATTCCTTTTTAGTAAAAACTGCGTTAGGCCCGTGTCCGTGGCATTGTTACGGCATCTTTCAACTAGTCCGGCGTAGACAAAAACTATGCTGGACTTTTTATTTTAAACATGATACAATATATGTATGGAACATGTATGCTATCTATCAAACGACGAAGGTAAAATGGCAAGTAAAATCACAGGTTTATCTTTGGATGAATTAGAACATATATCTGGTAGATTCTCCAAACAGTCTTGGAGATTTGGGCAATTAAAAGGCGAGCTAGTGCAGGATAGCAAAGGTAGATATGTCATTCGTCATCACTTCACAAAAAAGAAATTGTGGAGAGAAGAATGAATGGCACATTTATTATACCTGATAGGGTATAATTCTTTTTCATAAGCCGACGTTTATACCCCAACGGATATAAAATAAAAATTAATTTGCATTAATAATATATACATGATATAATAAATAATATGAAAAACTACTCAACTAAAATAAACAAAGAAGACCTTCTCTCTTTATTAGATGGCGTTTCGTTACTATTAAATACAGATCAACTACTTTATGAAAAAACAAAACATATTGAAAGATTTAATGATTTTCGTGATAAAAATGGGAGTTGGTGGTTAAACTATCAATTAGTATTAGAAAGCGTCTGGCTTGCCTATGAAATGTCAGAACGAGAACATTATAAAATGTTTAAGACATGTAGAGAGGATGCAGTTGATTTACCAGTAGCTTGGTATACTTCACAATACAATATAAAAGGAGACGCGTCTATACCCGGACCATTTGATTTAGTAAAAAAACAAAATTTAACAGGGTTTATTCCTGATGAAATTAATACAACTATATTAAGTAAAGATCACCCGGCTAAATATAAAATAGAGTTATTAGATATTATGTTTAATGATTTAAAAACACTACAGAAAAATCATAAACCAAAACCTAAAAAACATAAATGTTCTTGCGGAAGAGAATATAGCTCACCCCAAGGCGTTGCAGAATGTGAGTAATTTATGAATATTGAAACTTTGAATAAAGCAAATAAATTATCGGCGCAAATTGCAAGAATTAAAACTTTTTTAAGTAGAGCAAATAAAGGATTTAGCTTGCATGATAGGTCAGAATATGGTGAAATTGTTATACATAGCGAGTTGTTAAACGACGATTTTAAAATAAAAATAATTGATTTGCTTGAAAAAGAATTTAATTTATTACAAGAAGAGTTTGACAATCTTTAAATATTGTGATAAAATACCAACTTCGCAAAAACAACTAGGAGAATTATGAATCAAAGCAACAAGCTATTATCAGACATTGTAGCGTTTAGAACATACGCAAAACATTTACAAAACTTTGGACGACGTGAGGTATTCGAAGAAACATTAAATCGTAATATGCAAATGCACTTGGATAAGTTTCCAAAATTATCACGAGATATTGTAAAAGCATTCCAACGAGTACATGAATATAAAGTAATGCCTTCTATGCGAGCATTACAATTTGGTGGCGAGGCAATTGAAAAAAATAATATTCGTTCATATAACTGTTCTTTCTTACACATTGATGATGTTCGTTCTTTTGGGGAAACTTTATTTCTTTTACTATCTGGCACAGGTGTAGGATTTTCTTGCCAGCGACGACATGTCAATAAACTCCCTGTTGTGCAATCACCACGAGAAGAAGGTATCTATGTAGTACACGATAGTATTACAGGATGGGCGCAAGCACTTGATGCTTTAATGGATGCTTACTTTTTTGGTCGTATGCGTCCTGTATATGATTTTAGTAATGTTAGACCCAAAGGTAGTTATCTAGTTACAACAGGTGCAAAAGCGCCGGGTCCAGCACCATTAAAATTAATGCTAGAACAAGTAGAACAAAGATTAAAAAACGCCAATGGTCGTAGACTAAAACCAATCGAAGTACATGATTTAGTTTGTATTATTGCTGATTGTGTTTTGTCTGGTGGAATTAGACGAGCAGCTTTAATTAGTTTATTTGATAGAACAGACGAAGATATGTTAAAATCTAAACACGGGAATTGGTGGGAAAAACATCCTTATCGTGCAAGAGCAAATAACTCCGCCGTTTTACCAAGAGGGGCTGTTACTAAAGATGAATTTAAATATATCTTTGATATGTGCATTGATAGTAACTCAGGCGAACCAGGGTTCTTTTGGACTAACGATGAAAATTTAGGAACCAACCCTTGCGCGGAGATTAGTCTTAACTCCAATCAATTTTGTAATCTCACCACTATTAATCAAACAGGAGTTAAAGACAAAAAAGACTGGCTCAATCGTGTATATTCTGCAACGCTACTAGGTACATTACAAGCAGCATATACAGACTTCCCTTATCTACGACCAATCTGGAAAATGACAACAGAATCAGAAGCACTGCTGGGCGTTAGTAGTACTGGTATTGCCGATACATCTGGTCTTATTAATGCTGATTGGTTAAAAGAAGGTGCGACCTTAGCAAAAGAAGTAAACGCTAAATATGCAGCAAAACTAGGCATCAATCCGGCAGCCCGCGTCACTACTATTAAACCCGAGGGCACGGCTTCTTGTGTGTTGGGGTCTTCATCGGGCATTCACGCAAGGCATTCTGAATATTACCTCCGTCGTGTTCGGATGAATAAAGATGACGCATTGACATTATATCTTAAAAGTGTAGTACCGGATTTAGTAGAAGATGATTTGTTTTCTGCAAACGGCGTTGTTGTTACTATTCCTCAAGAATCACCCAAAGGTGCTATTACTAGAGAAATGGAAAACGTTAAATCTATATTTGAACGCACCATTATGTATCAAGATAACTGGATTAAACCTGGTCATAACTCAGGATTAAACAATCACAATGTAAGTGTGACGATCTCCTATAAAAAAGAGGAAGTAGAAGAACTCTTTAATCTTATGTGGGATAATCGGGCAAGTTACACGGGGATTAGTCTTTTGCCTTACGATGGTGGAACTTATCAACAAGCACCGTTTGAAACTTGTAACGTAGAGACTTTTAACAAATTTAATACTCTTGTAAAAGAAATTGATTTAACAAAAGTAAGAGAATTAGATGATAATACTAATCGTGTAGAAAACCTAGCATGCGCTGGTGGTAATTGCGAAATTACTTAATTAAAGGAGAAAATATGTTTTTTAAAAAGAAAAAAGTAGAAGTAAAACAAGAAGATACAAAACAAAATGAAAAATGGGTAGCACTGGTAATGGCAGTGATGAATGACGGATCGAACGTGGAACTTAAAACAAAAGAATATAATTCACCTTACGAAGCAAAAAATAGGTTATATTATGACTTAGTAAACAAAGACGTTCGTATTTTTATCAACCCGGACGATTCTTTGTATTTGCTAGACCAAATTAAATCATTGGGTAAAATTATTACTTTACAAATTAAATAGAGTGTGTCATAATATACCCATATGAAAAAACTATTATTAGCTTTACTAAGTGTCCTATCTATTAACAACGCGTTTGCCACACAAGATATTACTTGTGTAGCTTCTAACAATACTGTATTGATTTATGACAAATCACATTCTGTATCGTTGCAGCTAAAAAGCAACACAGAAGCAGTGGCTTCGCTGGGTATTTGCAACCTTGCTGTACAAGCGACTTCCTGTGATTTCTTTCAATTAGCTCAAGACGAGTACGTAGAATATGGTGAATATGGTAGTGGTGGTGTATATTACATCAACATGGGACGAGACCGATGGGCATTAAACGTAAGTCCTGTTTATCACGAGTTAGAACAAGGTGGGACATATTACTCTTCTTCTGCATGTGAGAACGGTCGTCTGCTTGCTATTAGAACAATTGTTAAGGGAACTTTTTAATGTCTTTTTGGAATGTCAATACGCATATACGCGGAAAAGTATATGATTTAACACAAGAAAATATGACAAAAATGATAGACGATATTGAACGTCTAAAGGGTAGGGTTGAGTCGTTAAACGAACAAATACGTTTAATGAAAACAATAACAGTACCAACAGACCAATATTACGTAATTAATGGCAAATCATTTCGATTAATGTTTGAAAATGAACAACCAAAATATATACCAGTAGCGAGTATTGAATATGCAAAAACTAAAATTGAATTGTAATAAACATTCCGATCACTCACAATGTTGCGAAAGTTGCCACAGGATGGATGCTTTTTATATTGGATTTGTGAAATTAGATGGTCAAGAAGTAGAAATAAATAATTGTTGCACATCTAGAGAAACTGTGATAAAATATTATCATGAAAATCGGGAATCTTTACAAACACGAAAATAACACTGATGTAGCTTTAAAAGTAACAAACCTTTACGAAAGACCTAATGGTTTTTCTGTACTAGGTATGTGGATAAATGTAGTAAATCCTACAAATCATTACACTATTGACCAAGATTTAGTATTCATTAAGAATGAGGACGTAAGTAAATGGAAACTGTTAAAATTAAAAGACTAGATACAAACGCCATTATCCCAAAATATCAAAGAGAAGGTGATAGCGGGTTTGATCTACACGCATTAGAAAATATTACTATTTACCCAGGAGCCACCGTATTAGTACGCACTGGTCTATCATTTGGTATTCCTAATGGGTATGAGATTCAAGTAAGACCTCGGTCTGGGTTGTCGTTTAAGACGCCACTTCGAGTTAGTAATTCTCCAGGTACGATAGACAAAAATTTCACAGGTGAAGTATGTGTAATCATGGAGAATAAATCTGACAACGAGCAATATTCAATTAAACAACACGACCGTATTGCACAGGGCGTATTAGTCCCAATTGCAACGGCATTGTTTGTAGAAGCAGACCAATTAGAAGAAACTACAAGAAACGACAAAGGATTCGGAAGTACTGGAGTATGAGTCAAATTGATTTAAAAAAACAAAATCAACAACTAAAAAAAGAAAATAAATTTTTAAATAAATCATTATTATCTTTAATTTCAGAACACAAAACCACATTAGAATTATTACAAACTTATAGAATAGAATGGTTAAAACAAAATGTCAAAACTAAAAAGCAAATTAAATAGTAATGTAAATAAGCCAGCTCACTATACTTCTGGTAAATACGAAGTGATTGATGTTATTGAGGATTGGGGTCTTGATAAAGACTTCTATCTGGCTAATTGCACTAAATACATAGCAAGGGCAGGTAAAAAAGATCCAACTAAATTAGTTGAAGATTTAGAAAAAGCTAGATATTATTTAGACAGAAAAATTGACAGATTGAAAGGTGTGTGATATAATATACGTATGGATACTTTATTTACATTTTTATTCGTTGTCAGTGCATTAGCTAATATAGCTCAATTACTTATTAATGCCAATAAAATTGATAAGATTAGAAATCTTGAGCATACAATTAAAGATATAAACGAATATTCACGAAAAAAAATTGATGGCTTATACGAAGATTCGCAAAAACAATCTGATCGTTTTGTTAGAAGCAAACGAGTTATAAGTAATCTAATTAGTGATAAATACCCTGAAAATATTAAACATCAACTAGAATCTTATATTTTTGCAGGAGTTGATGAAAGCAATCAGGAAATTGAATACATAAATAAAATTTTAAAAAATAAATAATTGTAGGTTCCTGGCAGTCCAGGGTATAGGTTATAACCAAGTAATAGATAGAGTGATTCTTCCTACAATTTAATCCTGGGTATGATTCAAAACTACCTCATGTTTTTATAGAGGTTATATGAAAAAACTCACCATCTTAGTAGGACCGCCCGGAGCTGGCAAAAGTTCGTTAGCTTCTAGCTATGACTCTATATACATCAATCAAGACAAACAAGGCAAAGATGGACACTTTCATTTATTTAAAGAGGCAATAGCTGCGGGTCGGGATATTATTGTAGATCGGCTAAATTTCAATAAACAACAACGCTCTAAGTATATTTCCCTAGCAAGAGAAGCGGGATATTACATCGAGATTATTGTATTACATGTACCACGAGAAGTGTGTTTTAAACGTTGCGTGAATAGGTTCGGTCATCACGACACCATTCATACAACAGAGCATGCTAATAAAGCCCTCGATATGTTTTTTACCAAATACGAAAAGCCTACACAAGACGAAGCTGATAGTATTGTATTAAATTATTATAAAGATCCTATCATGCCTAGAGCAATAATCTGTGATTTAGACGGTACGCTAAGTGACCCATCTAAACGAGAGCATCATGTTAGAGGTCAAAAGAAAAACTGGAAAGCATTCTTCGAGGAAATGGAGAATGACGATCTAAATGTTTGGTGTAAGGATATTATCCGTGGCATGAGAGAAAATCATAACATTGTACTCTGTTCTGGTAGGCCCGATAATTTCGAGCCACACACGAGGAGATGGCTGGAAAAACATAAAGTACCATTCGATTGGTTGTTTATGCGACATAGATCAGACAACAGACCCGATGATCTAATTAAAGAGATTATACTACATTTTGAATTAAAAACTAGATTTGACATAAAATTTTGTATCGACGATAGGCGGCGAGTTGTCGATATGTGGAGAGCTAACGACCTTGTAGTTCTCCAATGTGCTGAAGGAGATTTTTAATGATTACTTTAATAGCTTTATATTTAGCCTCTCATACTGTACCCGATCAAACCATTGATTATAAAGTCGATCATTGTTATGCTTCTAATAAAGAAAATGTACCTAATGTAATTAAAATTATAAGAGTTACAAAACTAAATTACTTTTATAAACAAAAGCTTAGTGACACCGAATGGTCTCGTCCTCTTAAAAATAGCAAAGAGACAATACATTCTGTTTATTTTAAAAATGTCAAATGTCAATAATAATACTTGACACGTTTTCATATTGATGCTACAATATTGTAGGGAGGTCTAAATGACCAAAAAAATAAAAACTATTGTAACAGCACTCGTTGTTATTGCAGGACTAAGCAGTCTTGTATTTCTTCCTAAATCCAAATTACGACCGAAAGCAAATGCCGAGTATGCCCTAGCATCCGTCATGATCACCAATTTAAAAGAAAATTCTGGTGGTAGTGGTGTGGTATTAGAATCAGACCAAGGCGAATCTAAAATTTTAACAAATGCACACGTTTGTGAAGTTGTTAAAAATGGTGGTATAGTTCAGTCCGATCTTGCGCGAGGGGTTGTAACATCATTCAAACAATCACAAGTACACGATCTTTGTTTAATTACCACAAATACAGATTTTAAAGTTGGTACCTCTGTATCTGACAGTTCTCCTGTGATGTACGAAGAAGCCACCGTAATTGGACACCCACTTCTTTTACCCAATCTTATTACAAGAGGTAATTTTAGTCATAAACGTTTGATCACCTTAATGACAGGAATTAGAAAATGTACTGAAGAAGAACAAAACTCAGATTTAAATCTACTATGTTTCTTTTTAGGCGGTATACCTATTATTAAAACATTAGAAGCGCAAGTAATTGCCGCAACAATTCAACCGGGGTCTAGTGGAAGTCCGGTTTTTAATGCATCGGGAGAAATCTCTGGGTTAGTATTCGCTGGGCAGGGACAGTTATCATACGGTCTAATTGTTCCGGGTGAATACCTAAGATATTTCGTCAACAACGAAGTACATCAATTAAAAGCCCAAGTACCCAGTAATACAGTGAATCTTATAGAAGAAGACCCAAGAAGTAAATTACGAACTCTTTGTGCTGAGAACGAGAAATTGGCAAAGACCGAACATTGCACAACAGTCACAACAGACTTAATTTTTTAAATTATAAACCCACCAATCAATATACGATCAAGGCACGTAGACTCTGTTTATGTGCCTTTTTTGTTTGACTTAGCATATACAAAATGATATAATGAATATTATGCCGAATAGATTAAGCCACAGTCAATGCGAAAAATATAGGACTTGCCCCCAAGCGTGGCACCATCATTATGTAAATCGTTACAGACCAATTAAGGTGGGAAGTGCCCTACCTTTTGGTAGCGCTATTGGTAAAGCATTTGAACACGGTTTAAAGAAACTGCAAGATTCTAGTATAACAAAAACAATATACGAAGAATTCGACGAGCACTGGAACAAAACAGAAATTAATGGTATTGTTGTAGATTTAAAAACCACAGATCAAATTGAATATTCTAAGTATGACCTAGATAAAGACTTAGGATCTACTCCCTGGGAATCCCTTCGTAGGAAGGGGCATATTATACTATCTAAGTTTGAAAATGATTTCTTACCTCATGTTACTAAAGTATATAGCACCGAAGAAAAGGTAGAATTGTTTAGCGGAGAAGACAGCAGTGTAGGTTACGCAGACGCCGTGGTCGATATTGCAACGTATGATAAACCCATCATCATCGATTTTAAAACAACGTCAATGGCCTATGACGAAAACTCTGTGGCAGAGAGTGTACAATTAAGTCAATACTTACATACACTTGGTGAAAAATACAAAACTCGTACTTGCGGATATGTAGTCTTTTCTAAGAATATTATTAAAAATAAGACCAAAGAATGTAGTGTTTGCGGGCACAACGGGACTGGTGAAAAGTTTAGAACTTGTAACAATGTTATCGATGGCAATAGATGCGAAGGTGCATGGAATGAAACTATAAACCCGGAAGCAAAGATGCAAGTCATCATCGACGAGATACCTGAAGAATTTGAACTATCCGTTATTGATAGTATTGGTGAAATCAATGACCGTATTAATTCTGGGATCATTGATCGAAATCTTTCAAAGTGCGAAAACAACGGATACAATAGGCGGTGTGAGTATTTTAATCTCTGTCATAACAATAATATGGACGGTCTAGTTCAATTGGAAAATAAAGCGTTGACAGATAATAAAAGATAGGGTATAATAGATTTGATGAAATATCAAGCAATAATGATTGACGGGAGCACACATGACCTTGCATTCAAGGATAAAGATAGTCTTGTCTTATCTGCAAAAAATACTTACCTCTTCACGAAGAGTGGCGAGTTGTTGTATACAAAACATATTGTCCGTATTAAACCGACACAAGAATCGGGCGATTTTAACATTGAAACGAGAGGAACTGACACTAATGAGTAGGAAAAAAGATAAAGAAATTGTGGTAATTACATCGACCGAAACATCGGAAAGTGTGATAGAATCACCAACAGTACAAAAAGTTTTATCAATTGAAACAAACGCAGAAGCTTTGTCAGTATTAAGCTTAGAAGACAACCGATACCAATTAATTATGGTACCATTTAATTCTGAAACCTTAGAATCGGGTAAAGCTGTTATTCTCGCAGAAGAAGAAAACTTTAATGAAATCAGCGACCGTTTTCGAATTGAGGCAGCAAAGAGGGATTTTGCATGAACATACTATTAAATACTATAATTTCAACCATTGCCACTGTTGGTATATATTTTGTATTCTTTTATACTTTGGCCTTGGTGAGCTTAGAAAATTCTATTATATTAGCAGGTTTGTTTTTTATTAGGATTTTAGCAAATACTCTAATAGAATATCAAGCAAGAAAAGAAATTAGTCGCTTATTAAAAGAATATGAAGGAGAAACAAATGAAAAACTATAAAGAAAGATTTATAGTACAATCACTAAGCGGCGTACAAAACGTGCTAGATCAAAAATGTTTTGATACATATGAAGAATGTGTTGAATATATTAATCATGTGTTGAAATATGAAAATATAGCTTATAGAATTAATAAAGAATTTTTTAAGAATGTTGACAATGAAAAGAAATAATGGTAAAATTGTAAAAGGAGAAACAAATGAAAACAAGTGAAAGTATTAAAAATTTAACAAAAGCGTTGTTAGTAGCGCAACGTTCTATTGGATCCGCTAAGAAAGATAGCAAGAACCCATTCTTTAAATCTACGTATGCAGATCTTCCAACAGTAATGGAAGTGGTTAAACAACCATTGAACGATGCGGGGATTATTGTGTTACAACCAGCAACACATCGAGATGGTAAAAACTTTATTTCCACAGTATTATTACATGCGGATTCTGGTGAATTTATGGAGTCAGAAACAGAGGTTATCTGTTCTAAACAAAACGACGCCCAGGCATTTGGCGCGGCTCAAACCTATGCTCGACGTTTTGGATTACAAGCCCTTCTTTTTGTTCCGGCAGAAGATGACGATGGTAACGTAGCTTCCGGACGTCAAGTACAAAAGACAACATCCGCTCCAGCCGTTTCTAAACCTGCCACTGTAACATCTGCTCCAGCATTAGCTGCCGTAGCAACGGAAGCTCCTGCCGCAACCGTTGAGCCATTAAAGAAATCATCTTTTCGTAAACCAGCGGCTAAACCCGCAGTGACCGAACAACAAACCACAAGTGGAGAATGGGATCTATAATGGAAGCAGCACGTAGCACAGCAGAAGAAGTATTAGACACTCGTACACCTCAAGAGATTGAGGCCGAGATGCTAAAAAAAGCAAACGAACAAGCATTAGAAGCTGCTAATAGTATGAAACCAGAAGAAGTGGCAGCCTTTTACTTTCAATCAAATATTCGATTATTTGACACGACAGTAAAAAATCTTTCATCCAAAGATGCAAAACGCGTAGCAATTGCTTTAGTGCAGTTTCCTTTGGAAGATAGTAATCCCAAGTTCAATAGTGAACAAGCACGTTTAGCATTTAATTTAGGACTCAACTTACTTGATTGTAAACAAATCATGAAAAGTATAGTGGAGTATGACAGATTTCAAGAGCTTCATAATCAAAAAGAAGCCGCTGAGAACCTCGCTGCGGAGGCTACCGTAGAAGTAATTCGTGAAAATAATCAAGGAGAAAATAATGGCACGACTTAAACGACAAACAATTGGCTCTTTCTTACAATCAAAAGATAAAACTAAACCCCCTTATATTAAAATGAAGGCTAATATTAGTTTTAAAGAAGGAGACATGATCCGAGTTGAAAGTAAAAAATTTCAATTAGAATCATTAAACGGAGCTATTGCGGCAGGAAAACTTCCTGCGGATATTGGCGAGAAAGCACTAGAACGTGTAAATAACATACCCGATTTCGTAATCGGTGATCTAGTACTTTTGGTGCCCGAAGCGTAAATAATACGTAAATAATATACTTGCCCTTGTGTTGATGTTATGTTATAATATTAACACGAGGGCTTTTTATTTGAAAGGTGAATAATGGAACATATGACAGAGTATTACAATTTTAAAGAGACATTATCAGGCAAAGCTAATCTTCTAACATTAGAACAGATAGCAAAATACAAAACGGATCCTAACAAAGATTATTATATTTCACTATACAAATATAATGACAATCATTTAAAAAAGTTTAAAGAAACAGGCACACTCGCTGGTATCAAAGACGTACAAACCGATGTTTTATTTTGGGACTTTGATAACAAAGACGATCTTCAAAAAGTAAAGGACGACGTTCTTACTCTTGCTCATAGACTGGTTGATCAATATAATGTTGATCCTGATCAAATTCAAGCGTTTACTTCTGGAAACAAAGGGATGCACGTTGTTGTACCCATTGGTAAGAATATAACACCCGACGAGTTTAAAGCGGCTACAGCCAAGCTTGCTGATGGTTTAACTACATTTGATACCGTAGTATCTGACCCTCAACGTATTATTCGTTTAGAGTATACAAAGCATCCAAAATCTGGATTATATAAAGTACCCCTACATATTGCAGAAGTAGAAGAATTATCACTCGAACAAATAAAAGAAGTGTCAAAAACTATTCGAGAAGTGCAGTTTAATACTAATCCGGTGGTGTTGCCTAATTCTTTATTTGAAACTCCCAAAAAGAAAGAACCCACTATTTCTAGTAATTCAAGTATGAATGTTTTAGATTTTAGTAAAAAACCAAAGGGAATGAACGAATATGTTTACGCTCTATTGGAAGGACACTATGAATCCGGAGAACGACACCAAGCTCTAATGGTACTTGCTGCTAAATGTCGCTCGATGGGATATGATAAAGAAGCAACTTTTTACCTTTGTAAAAGCTCTCTCAAAAAACAGGCACGTCGAACTAATGCAGAGGAGTTTGATAAGAGTGAGTTGTGGAATAACATCATCGAGCAATCCATTTACTCAGATCGTTGGGAAGGTGGTAGTTATAGTCCAAAGAATAATCTATGGCTAAGAAATTATTGCGATAGGTATAAGATTCGTTGGGGTTCTCTTTCCGAATCTAACATTATTTCTCCAACCGAAGCTTTTGATTCATTTCATAACTTTGCTACAAACATTGATAATCTCACAATTAAAACTGGTATTGAAGAACTAGATGCGTCACTGCGACTTACTGTTGGTATGAGTGCAGGATTAGTGGCTAGCCCAGGTGTCGGGAAGACCTCAGTGTCTCTACAGATGCTTAATAATATGAGCAAAGAAGGGCATAGGAGTTTATTCTTCTCGTATGATATGTATGCACCCATTGTATACCAAAAGCTTGTACAGAAACATTTCAATATTGGCTCCACCGCAATGTTTGAAAAGTTTAAGAAAGATACAAAGTTTCAAGAACAAGTGAAACAGAAGATCGCAGAAGAATATGCCAAAGTTAGTTTTTGTTTTAAAACAGGTCAAACTATAAATGACATTGTTGATACAATTAAAGAAGCAGAAGATAAAAATGGTGAGAAAGTAAAGTTCATCGTTGTTGATTATAACGAATTAGTAATCACTGACTATTCTGATTCTACTCAGTCTAGTGCTTTTGTTGCGCAGAAGATGCGAGAGATTGCACAGAGTATGGATATGTGTGTATTCAGTTTGTTTCAACCGTCTAAGATTTCTGGAACTCCAGCAGATGAGATTAAATCTTATAACAGCGCAAAAGGATCTGGAGCTATTTCTCAATCCGTCTCTGTTATGCTTGGCATGTCTCGACCTGGTTACAATCCCCAAGCCCCTGAGAATGATAAGTTTATTAACCTTGCTTGTCTTAAAAATCGTATGGGACCGTTGTTCTCTGTTGATTTTGGTTGGGAAGGATTTACAGGAACCATCAGTACCCTAAATGACGAAGAACGACAAGAGCTTAAAAACATTCGAGAAAAAAGAATCGCCGCAGAAGAAGCAAAAGGAAGTTGGGTTTAATGAAAGTTGACAATAAACTTTTTGATTACTTTGCAGGAGAATATTTGTGTGTCATGATAGAAAAGGAAGTCGAGTTAACACAACAATCGGGTAACAGTATTACATCGCAAAAAACTCCAGTGACCGTGCTTGGGTATTTAGTAGATGAGGACGACAGTTATATTTACTTGGGCGGAAAACCAGACGTGATTAATCAATGTGTAAAGAAAGACACTATTATTCATATACAAGTAACAGAAGAAGAGGAAGACGATCAACTAACAGAATTCCTTAGAGATGTAGAAATACCAGAAGGAGAAAACAATGTCAACTAAATTAGATGATACAGACGTACTTGATATTCTAGCAAGATTGGAACACCAGCTAATTATTTTCTTTCGACCTACATTTTTATCTATACAAGAACCTACGGATGATGGTACAATAAATATTGTCATAGCTTCTAATGTGTTTAATAATAAAACAATTACAGAGCGAGTGACAGAAGTTGTTGATATTATTAATAGAAAAGTACCAGAAGCAATGGAACATTTTATGGTGGTATCACAAACTTACGACGGTAAAGAAATGGTTAACATCATAGAGGAAACATTTGGGAATGACATTAGGTAGCATCGTTATGGTAGTGGGCAAATTAGATACAAGAGTAAGAAACGATGATGAAAGAATGGGAACATTGACAGGTCTCTATGGAGATGAGGCTGAGGTGTTATTAGTCAATGGCGACATTTGGCGAGGATTAAAACGGGAACTTGTTGTACAAGAAGGGCAAGTAACAAATGAAAAGAAGTGAGATGATAGATGCAATTGCGGAAGGATTAGCCACTGATGGTGTGGTTAGCTTTTCTTGGCCACCGGAAGATCAAGTTCGTACTGCCAGTTCTTATACAGAAATTGCGGAATTTATTTTAGACATCGTCGAGTCTAAAGGTATGTTACCGCCGTTCAATAAACCCTTCATGGACAGTAGTAATGGTGAATCTACAATCGAGATAAAAAATTACAAATGGGAGCCTGAAAATGAGTAGTTGGAATTTAGTCTGGTTACTTTTATTATTTATTGTATTACTAATTATTGGCATCCCTCGTCTAATAAACAGAATTATTTATGATATTTTGAGGAATAGAAAATGAGTAGTAGGCATAAATTTCTTATAGAGCATTTTCCCGATAACTTCATTTTTGATAAAACATTATTAAGAGTTGATACACAATACCACAATAATCAAGGGTGGTATATTGATGTTCATTTAGAAAATAATGACGACTCAAATGTGATTAAAGTATCTATTGAAGGTGGTCAAGATTTAAATGAAGCTATTAAAATGGCTATGTGTGATTTAGTAGAAGAAGTTTGTTGGAGTAAGATAGAATGAATCTAGTTCAATGTAACAAATGCGGTTGGGAACATTTTGAAGTAGACTCAGACCACGTATATAAATGGTACGATGAATGGTTGGTATTGTGTCAAACAAAAGACGATGAGTGGCTCTCTGCTTATGGTATTCTAAATAAACAACCACCGTCCAGAGACATATACTTAAAGTGCTTTCGTTGCGGAAACGATTATACAGACTTTAAACCCTCAACAAGTACTTTAATAGGTCATACAATTCAACCCATTCTTAAACGTGTTGACACCCTTTAGCAAACGTGGTATACTACTATTATGGATAAATTGCTATTTGGCAAATCGGATTTGAAGCGATTAGTAGGATTAGAGGTAAAAGATGCAACAGCAGAAGTCTTTATTCAAAACCAAGATGGCACTATTTCTAGCACATTTGTTCCTAATAAGTATTGGATTTTATCTCATTATCCAATCAATTCAAATTTTGCAAAACTTAGTGGCGACCTTCACTATAAATACGGAATTCAATTCGGAGAACATGAAGAATTTTTAAAGTGGCGCAGGGTTTGGAAAACAGAAGATATATTTTCTATTTACAATCCAGAAGAATCTTTAATGGTAAAGAATGGTATTACTTTTTACCGAGATCTAAAACAAAAAGATGTGTCTGTATTAAGTTTTGACTTAGAAACCACCGGACTCGACGGATTTGCAAAAGACGCAAAGGTACTGTTAATTTCAACGACATATCGAGACAGCTTTGGAAATGTTACAAACAAGTTATTAGCTTATGATGATTATGAAACAGAAGGTGAATTAATCACCGCATTCTGTGATTATGTTAGAGAATTAAATCCTTCTTTGGTTATTGGACATAACATCATTGGTTATGACTTTGTATATCTTAAAGCTAGAGCAGACATTAATGGTGTGTCTCTTTCTCTCGGTCGTGACGGTAGCCAAGCAAAGTTTGCAGAATACGAATCTAAATTTCGTTTAGATGGGACACGAGACCTTATGTACAAGAATGTATCTATCTATGGCCGAGAGATTGTCGATTGCTGGCTACTTGCTGTGTCATTTGATGTATCAAAAAGTATAGAATCTTACGCACTAAAACCGATGATTAAACAACTAGGATTTGAAAAACAAGGTCGTCAGTATTACGATGCTGGCAGTATTCGAAACAATTACAAGAACCCAACAGAATGGGAAAAGATAAAGAAGTACGCAGAAGAAGATGCAGAAGATGCTTTGAAATTGTGGGACTATATGGGATCTTCATATTTTTATTCGGCGAATAATATCCCAAGACCATTTACTGAATTGATGCTATCAGCCACGGGCGCTAAAATTAATTCGATGTTACTAAGGGCTTATATTCAAGACGGACACAGCGTACCAAAAAGTAATGAGATAAAGGATAAAATTGAAGGGGGCGTTAGTTTTGGTGTGCCAGGGGTTTATGATAATGTTGTAAAATGGGATATTAAATCTTGTTATCCAAGCCAGATTTTACGATTCAAATTACATGACAAACAAAAAGACCCCAAAGCATATTTTTATCATATTGTAAAATATTTTACAGAGAAAAGATTTGAATATAAAAAATTAGCCAAAGACACAAAAGATCAGCACTGGATAGACATGGATTCTACTGCAAAGCTTTTTATTAACTCCGCGTATGGTGTGTTAGGGACACCGGGGTTAAATTTTAATAGCCCAGAAAATGCCGCAAGAATCACCTATGAGAGCAGGAAAATTATAGATCAAGCACTCAGGTTTGTTAGCGGTTCTGGTGCAGATCATTATATGAGATTATATGGAAATAAAACATTCGATGAAAATATACAAGATAGTGAATAAGATCACAGGACAATTTTACATCGGAAGTACTATTAATTATATTAATAGACAACGCCAGCATTTTTACTTGTTAAAAAACAAGAGGCATACTAACAGAAAACTGCAAAATTCATTTAATAAATATGGTATAGATAATTTTGAGATGTATCCAATATTTACAGTCTTAAATAAAAAAGACATTTTATATTTCGAGCAGTATTTTTTAGATACTTTAAATCCTTATTATAACATAAGCTTAGACGCCGCAGCACCAATGACTAATAGGAAACACTCGCCAGAAACATTACTAAAATTTAAAAATCGTAAAGTTTGGAACAAAGGCATACCGCGCACCGCTCAAGAAAAATTAAAAATGTCAGAAAGCAGAACGCGGATGTATGGCTTGCTAACCAAAGACGAAAAAAAGGAATTAGCTAAACATTTATTAAAATATACTGACACATTTAAAGGTAAACATCACACAGAAGAGAATAAAAAGTATTTTAGATCTATTAGAAAATCTAAAAAACGTATTATATGCAATGAGACGGGAGAAATTTTTGAGGCTCAAATTGATATACAAAGAAAATACGGTATTAAACAGGGACACATATCCGAACATTTAAACGGTAAAAGAAAAACTGTGAAAAAATTAACGTTTAGATATGAAGACTAAATATATTTACATAACAAATTAAATGTGTTATAATAATTAAAGGCATAAATATATGAGACAATTAAATCATACAATAGTGAATTGTGATACAGATAGTATTTCATTTTGTAAATCGGACTACAGCCCTTTTCCTAAAGATGAACTAGATTCATTGCTTAAGGAGTTGAATGATAATTCTCCAGATTTTATAAATTGGGAAGACGACGGTTATTATAAAACTGTTATTGTACTAAAAAGTAAGAATTATATTTTATATGATGGAGAAAAAATAAAGAAAAAAGGTTCTGGTTTAAAATCCGCCACCCTTGAGCCTATTATTAAAAATATGCTAGACGAAATTATTTGGTGTATAATAAAAGACGAAGCTGATTCTATTGTCAACATATATCACAAATATATTAAAATGGCGTCAAACATAAAAGACATAACTCCTTGGGCAAAAAAGATGACCCTATCCCCTACAACGTTTAATAGCACACGAGCGAACGAGACAAAGGTGATAGATGCAATTAAAGGCACTGAGTATAAGTCAGGAGACCGAATTTATGTTTACATCACAGACCGAGAAACTCTCAAACTGGCTGAACAATTTGACGGGCAATATTCTAAGTCCTCTTATTACAAAAAATTACACAGTGCAACTAAACGTTTTGAAACAATACTACCAGTGAAAGAAATGTTTATTAATTATTCTTTGAAAAAAAATATTAACTTAGCGGAGGGACTATGAAAAGAAGTGAAATGTTAAAAATGATGGAAGAGATCATCAACCGAGATCAGTACGCAAACTATACCCTATCTACGGATTCAGTCGAGGAACTGCTCTGTTCATTGGAAAAGGTAGGCATGCTGCCACCTAAAACGACAAAAACTGTAATCCAAAGAGATCCTATATTATTTAGAGATGTCGGGAGGTCTTACGTTGCAGTTAACGAATGGGAACCAGAATAAGTATAATTGTTGGGGCTGTGGCGCTTGTTGTAAATCATTATCTGATGAAACCTTAACACTTGTCGGACTTCCAAAATCGGATATTGGACCTGGGTGCGGCAATCTAAATCCTGACAATACATGTAAGATATACCAGAGTAGGCCCATATTCTGTCAAGTAGATAAAATGTATGAGCTTGTATATGAGAAGATGGGTATCACTTGGGATCAATACTCAAAAGAAACAGAAGAAGAATGTAAAAGACTTGAAAAAAAGTATTTGACAAGTAAAGACGTTTAGTGTAGAATATACTACATATGAGTTTACCCGAAGAAAAATATCGAGCCATTTTTAATATGCAAATGGTATTGTTATCATTGATCTTTTCTAAAAAATGCAGGATTTCAAAAGCTTGGCGCAAGGAAGTGTATTACGCATTAAAACACGCACCATTTTCATCTGATAATATTACAATCTCAGACCCTATGGGCGCTAAGACCTTCCAAGGTGGTTCAACTGTATCTTTGGATCAAATTAAAGAATATGTCAAACTTATTGACAAAGTAAAATTAACGCCTAAAAAACGAAAGAAGAAGAAATGAGCACGTTTAGAACTCCAGTCTCTTCTATACGCGAGATAAATCCACACCCAAACGCAGACAAATTATCTATTGCCAAAGTGTACGATTTTGATGTGGTAGTAAAAAAAGACTACTACAAAGTCGGTGACACGGTATTATATATTCCAATTGACAGCATCATTCCTACTTGGCTAGAAGAACGTTTATTTCCTGTGGGTAGCAAGATTAAGCTAAATAAATCTAGGGTGCGTCAAATCCGTATCCGAGGATTTGCATCACAAGGGATGCTTGTTGATATTCAAGACATACGCGATCGAGTACAAGGCGATTTAGAAGAAGGACAAGATCTTTCTGAGATATTAGGTATTGTAAAATACGAACCACCTGTACCGGACTTTCAAGCAAATGGCCCACGCGTAAAGAAAGAACGGAACAAATCATATGAGAATCCGTATTTCCATCAATACGGAGGATTAGAGAACGCCAAATGGTATCCTGATTTATTTCAAGAAGGCCAGGAAGTAGTATACCAAATTAAAATTCATGGGACAAATTGGCGAGCTTCTTTATCTCCCGTAACTCCAAAAACCATCATACAAAAGATTAAAAAACTTTTCGGTCTTTTACCTAGTCACGAGTTTTGTTATGGTTCAAATACCGTACAGTTACAAGCAAAGTCAAAACAGTATACAGGATTTTACGAAGAGAATGTTTATGAAAAAATCGTAAGACAATACGACATTAAAAATAAACTAAAACCAAATGAAACTGTATACGGCGAAATATTTGGCCCGGGGATACAAAAGAACTACCACTATGGTGTAGCAGTGGGCGAACACCGCATGATGGTGTTTGATGTTAAAGTATTATCCGATGATAAGCAGTCTTTCCGTTGGCTTAATATAGACGAATTACAATCATGGTGCAATGAACGTGGACTTGAGATGGTACCTGTTATTTATCGTGGCCCACATAATGCAGAACTTGCAAGACAATATACAAAAGGAGATTGTCTAGGTGGACAAAAAATCCGTGAAGGTATTGTAATCAGAGATCCAAAAGAGACTGTATGTTTTATGGGCAAAAAAGCCATTAAGCTTATTTCGGAAGATTATTTAGATAAAGAAAATACGGACTTTCATTAATATGTTTAGTTGGGTAATAAAAAGTAAACACGGCGATTTTGAAATTAAAGTAGATGATGAAGATAAACATATAGCATTATCTCGAAAATGGTCTATTTCAAAAAACGGTAATTATATAAGAGTTGAAGCAAGAATTAATCGTAAAATAGTAAGATTACACAGGCTTATAATGGGGGTAACAGATAAATCCGTAGAAATTGATCATATAAATAGAATACCAACAGACAATAGAAAAAGTAATTTAAGAATTGCAAATAGAAAACAGAACATGAGAAATGTAAAATTTAAAAAACAAAATAAAACTGGTTATATTGGTGTCTATGAATGTTCAAACAAACACAAAAAATATAAGGCATGCTTGTCACTAAATGATAAAACTATACATATCAGGGGTAGTTTTTATACAGCAAAAGAAGCAGCAATTGCAAGAGATAAATTGGCTTATAAATTAAGCGGAGAATTTGCTATATTAAATTTTCCACATTTAATAAAGAAAGAGGGGTGATGCCACGCTATGTTAGAATTTATTTATAGAGATAATACTAGACTAAATCTAGTTCATTATAATATTACATTCCATCAGGGCGGCCTTTGACTTGGCGATCTAATTGCTGGTCTTCCTGCCGTAAAGTATGTTTTAGACAACCACGTCCAGGTATTTGTACATTTATGGGTACAAGACTATGGTGTTGATATTTGCAAGGACGTATTTAAAGGTTATAAAAATTTAGTGATTAAAGGATTGTCTGAAAAAGACAAATTTAATGACAAGCTACCAGCAAGATCTCCATTTGCTCATAAGATTTCAAATCTTGCTTCACATTTAACAGACCACGCTTTTAATACAATATTAGGCGCAGATGTTTCAATAGAGCATAAAAACTATCTGGAGCTATCAAAAGCCGATATTACAAAATTCAATCTACCAGAAAAGTACGTGGTTATTACTACAGGATTTACAAGCAAAACAAGAGAATGGCTTCCTGAGAGTGTGAACGGTGTATCTGAATATTGTGTATCAAAAGGATACACGCCCGTATATTTAGGAAGATCTTTTACAAAAGCAGATGCGGCTGGTGGTATTAAAGGCACGTTCGTTGCAAATTACGACAACGGTATTAATCTTATTGACAAAACTAATCTATTTGAAGCGGCTTCCATTATGGAAAATGCCAAGACAACTCTGGGGTTAGATAACGGACTTATTCACCTTGCAGCGTGTAGACCCAAGAGTCATGTTATTGCGGGATTTACAACAGTTAAACCAGAACACAGGCTACCATACAGAAACAACATTAAAGGTTACAACTTCGAGGTTATATACCCAACAGAACAGGAACTCTCTTGTATCGGGTGTCAAAGTAAGATGAATTTCGCAAGTCATGATTTCCGTGAATGTTTTTATAAAGACTACCACTGCCTTAAACTATTAACATCAGATAAATGGATTGCAAAATTAGAAAGAGTGTTAATTTAAATGGATAATAGAATTAAATTTAATACAAAAACTAAAATGTTTGAAGCCAAATTTGGTCAAAAATTAATCGGAGAATTTAAAACCAAAGAAGACGCAATTAACAAGTTTAATGAATATGTAACAAAAGTCTTTACGTTTCCTATTTTAATTAAAACAGAAGATTCATCAAACGAAGAAGATAACTCCTAGAAGGAATATTATGATATTTTGGTCGGAATTTTGGTCGGAAGAAGATATTATCGATTGGGGTAAAAACACAGGGACAGAAACTCGTAAGACTTGGATGGAGAAATACAAGTCTGGATTCTTTCATGAATATATGTCTGGTAAAGGTATTGATATCGGATATCAAGGGTACACAAAAGAAGAAATAGTACCTGTTCTACCGTCAGCTATCGGGATAGATTTAGGGACCCCAGAGTATGACGGACACACTTTACCGTTTAAAGACGGGGAACTCGATTACGCATATAGTAGTCATTTCTTAGAACACGTCGATGACTACGCCCATCATATCAGAGAACAGTTTCGTGTTGTTAAATCCGGTGGTCACATCGTAATTGTCGTGCCTCATAAATTTTTATATGAAAAAAAAGAATCTTTACCTAGCAGATGGAACGCTGATCATAGACGCATGTACACGCCCGCGTCTTTATTACTAGAGATTGAAAATAGTCTACCGCCCAATAGTTTTCGAGTTAGACATTTGAGAGACAATGATAAAAACCATGATTATAACCAACCAAATGACGAACATTCTAAGGGCGAGTATGAAATTGAGGTAGTGATACAAAAATTATGATAAATCAAAATGTATTAAAAGATTATTTAGATTATGACCCAGAAACTGGAATCTTTATTTGGAAAAAAATAACAACAAATCGTGTTAAAATTGGTAGTATAGCCGGTAGAAAAAATAATGGATATATTGTTATTAATTTATTTGGTAAAACATATAAAGCACACAGATTAGCTTTTCTTTATATGTTAAATTTTGTTCCAAAATATGTGGACCATATAGATAGAAATAGATCCAATAATTGTTGGAAAAATTTAAGAGAAACTACATTATCTCAAAATGGTGCAAATATGAAAAGAACGACAAATTATAAAGGTGTAAAATTAATTAACGATTATAAAAGAAAAAAACCGTGGTCAGCAAGAATTAAAGTAAATTACAAAGAAATTTACTTAGGTACATTTTTTACAATAGAAGAAGCAGCAAAAGCATATGATAATGCAGCATTAAAATATTTCGGCGAGTTCGCCTGTTTAAATTTCCCAAAAGAAAAATTATGAACTTCTTGTATGTAGCGTCCGAATCATTTAATAGTAGAGCAAAAGTATTGCACGATTCGCTTGTTAAGCATCATCCATATTCTGAAATTGTTCGTATTACTCCGCCTAATACCGGAGTTATAGGGCAATACTTACCAAATATGGCAAGAGATCGACTTATTGAAACAAAAATCATGCTAGATGATACAAATGAGGACGTTTGTGTTATTGGTGCTGATTGTGAACTGTTTAAATCAATTAGCTTGCCTATGTCGTATGACCTCACAATTGTTCCTCATGTTAAAAAACCATTGAAAGACAGAAACTATATGAGGCAACTATACATGACAGGACACGCAAATGCAGATCTCATGATTTTTAAAAACAGCGATCAGTCAAGAGAAATTTTAGATTGGCTAATTGATGTAACCGAAGACGGAATGAAAGACGGGGCATTCTACGAACAAACCTGGCTTAGCGCCACACCATTCATATTTGATAATGTTGGTGTTATAAGACACCCAGGATATAATGTTGGGTATTGGGAAGCTAACCATGTTAAATGGGAATATAAAGACGGTAGATATTTAGTCAATAACTTTCCCGTTGTTATGATGCAATACAGTGGATACCTAAAAGGCGAACCCGAACGCATGTCAAGACACTCAACCGAAACTTGCAAGGATCCAATAGCACTACAATTGTATAAAGATTACGATAGGAGAATTACATCATGACACGACTTATTTTACCCTGCGCGGGGTATGGCACAAGAATGCAAATGAGTCTAGACAAGTCAAAAGAACTACTTGAATATAAAGGTAAACCCCTCATTGAATTTTCTTTGAGCTTAGCGGCAACCTTTGATTTAACTCCTCTTGTAATTACTCGCGCAGAAAAACAAGACTTAATACAATACTGCAAAGAACGAGAGATTGAAACCAAAATCATTGAGGTGTCAGGAGAATGGCCAGACACCATCTTAAAATCACAAGACCAGTGGACCGATGACAATATACTTATGTTACCAGATACAGTATTTGACCCAGAAGAAGAAACTATTGCGTCTCTTATTATGGGGTTACGACTAGGAAACAATGCAGTATTTGCCTTACACAAGGTAGAAGATCCTAATAAATGGGGTGTAATAGACGACTATGTGCTACACGAAAAACCCACACATCTCACAAAGGGTTATGCCTGGGGCGTAATAGGATTTAAAGGTAGTTATGGTAAAACTATTTTTTCTCATTGCTCAAAAAAGTATCCATTGATATTGCATAATACTGGATTTACTTACTTGAACAATTTCAAAGACTTAACCCGCACCGGAAAAATTGAATAAAATAATTTGACATATCCCACACTTACTGATATACTTCTATAGTAAGAGGTGTTTGTTTATGATCAAATATATATTTTTAATTGCATTTTTAGTTA